CTAACAATTCTGTGTTTTGCTTAGTTGGACTAATTGCTCTTTGTAATGAAACTTTAATTGAGTTTGCAGAAGCACCAACATCAAGACCAGCAGCTTTCATAGGAGCAAGCAATGCTGCTGCTTCTGTCATTGACAAACCAAAACTCACTGCCATTGAACCTAGTTCTGGAAGTGACTCAGACAAATCTTTTAGAGTTAGCGCCGTGACATTTTCAATATTGTTAAACATATTGAGCTGTGTTTTAGCAGCACCAATAGCTCTTGCTTCACGCTCTCTTGCATCGGTTAACTTATCAAAAGCACCAGATGCCTCAAGGGCTCTAACTGAGTTGAAGTACAAAGCTTGAGACAGATCTTGTGCGCCAGCGGCATCCATGTTACCGAGTTTTTCAGTAACAAGTGTTAACTCCGTGAGTGCTACAATGTTTTCATTAGCGCTAATTCCCAATTCAGCAAAATCTGTTGCAAGACCAATTACAAGATCTTTTGATACACCAAATTTATTACTTAAACTAGTTAATCCCGATTCAAGAGCCTTGAATGAATTAACCATTTTGTTAATAGCAGCCTGACGATCTGCACCACCAAGACCCTTGCCAAGCTTTTGATCAGCTTGTTCAGCTGTCATTGCAACGCCTTCAAGAACCTTTGTTAACCTTACAAGAGCAGCATCAACTTTAATTAAACTTTGCAGACCAGTTCTGCCAAACAGCAATAGTGGTGCTGTAAGGTTAATCATCAAGCTTCTACCAACGAACTGGGCATCCTTACCCATCTTCTGGAGTTTCAGTGAGATGTTAGAAAGGTCTGATCCAAATGATCTAATTCTTAAACCACGAAGTGTTGTTGAAAACGCCTTGAGTTGATTTTGAGTAAAAGTTAGCTCTTTACCAAGTTTTGTTGTAGGACCACCAGCCTTTAATATTGCTAGGTTATAGTTCTGAATATTAGAACGGAGCCGCTTACTTTCTTCAGAAAGAGCAGCCTGGTTTGCCTTTAGTTCTTTTAAGCTATTAGCGTGTTGATTAACACCTTTGCTCGTGATGCCTAATGCTTTATTGACAGCTTTAGCATGGCTATCCAGTGCCCTCATTGGCACTGTTACACCCTTTAGGTTAAGAGCAAGATTTCGTACAGATGCGCTTAAATTAGCGACATCCTTAACACCCGTAGTATGTACGCTAATTATTAGATCTACATCAGACATATTTGTACCAATATAGATTATCCCATTTTATACAGTAAATAGCAATCATTATTCCTGCGTGTAGCCTAATGGAATACCGAAGCTCATGACCTCAAACGGTCTCATCGGCTCATCTGGAACTTTATCTTCTGGCGAATACCAGTCTTCATCAAAGTCAACATCTGCTCCTTGGGAAAGAGCTAGGGCTTTGATTTCTTTACTATATTCATTTGAACAAGCTCGGTACAGAAGAAACATTTCGTGAAGAATCAAAGACTCCTCTAACTCTTCTAAACTTCTCCATGCACCGACCTGAACAAATATTTCTGACTCGTACTTCAGAAGGGGGATCTCATTCCATGATAGAGGCTGACCGCCTCCACCTTCCCCGTTTATTGGTTTGGGTCGTTACCCATTGCGGCAGCCATTACTTCACCGAATGTTCTGAGGTCAAGAATATCCTCAAGAGCATCACGGTCAGATGCCAACTCTGGATCTGCCTTACGCAAAGCAATAGAAGCTGCTGCGATCATCTTATCAATATCATCATCAGTCATACCCGCTTCGTTATCAGTCTTCATTTCGTTTGCAACCTTCATGAACTCACGGAGGTGCTTAATCGTCAAAGGCTTAACTACTCTCTTTTTTCCATCAGAAAATGTAATCTCAGTACCCTTGAACAAATCGTTATTTGTTGTCATGTTTAAATATTGCTCCTTGTTATAATCGTAGGGAATATAAGAAAAACTCCCAGGTTTCAGTATATCATACCGATTCCCAGGAGTTTTTACTTAGTACAAATTTTTGGTGTTAATTATTGCTGATCAATAATCTTGCCGTATTCGTAGCCTGTATCACCAGTTACTGGCAAAACACGGAACGATACTTCAAACACGGTTGCTTCAGCTCTCTTCATTGAAATCATTGAAGTGGTCATTGACACTGCACGCTTAGTATTAAACTTGCGGGTCTTTGTTACCGATGCTGTTGAACCAGGGGCATTACCAGTTACCTGGAGTGCGTACTCAAATGGGTACACGCCCTGTGAACCAAACAACAATGTCTTTGTGTTTGCGCCATCATTATTTGCTTTGATTGACTCTCCACCAGTTACATTGTCATAGCTCCATGCTGTTGCAAGGTTGTTAAGAGTTCCTTCTGCGAGGGTTGTCTTAACCATTACTTTCACCTTTGACTGAATGACCTTTGCTGCGTCACCGTACTGGTCAATTTCAATGTCAACCATGTCTGGTTCCCACGAAATTTCAAGACCACCTTGGGTTGCGCCCACATCTGTCAAGCTATCAAAATCTGAGTTTGTCATCGTGATGTTGGAAACACCAGTTTTTACTGTTGCTTCACCAACTACGATATTGGAAGTTGTTACTGCCATTTTACTATCCTCCTGTTATTCAAGGACAAATATTTTCTTGCCCTTGCGATCTCGCCATTTAGAAATCTTAATGGCATGATCAGTTTTTATTTCATCAGAGCGGTTTCCGATCCCACGACCTTTCTGCCACTCAAAATCATAAACATCTTTTCCTAGTTTCACGGAAAACCCTGGGGTCTTGCCGATGTATGTAATTACATTATACTTCATATACTTTTATGATACCACAAACTATCTATAGACTTACTGAAAACAGGGAGAAATCAAGGTCCATTTGATACCAACCTTCTTTCTCAATCGGTTCTGATACAGATGTTGAAACCAATTGAGAGCTTAATATACGAACATTTGAGCTAGACACAGTTCCTTGTATTTCATCACCATGACCGAGTAATTCAATTAACCTTTCCCCAATTTTAAACATCCTATCAACATCAGAATCGTAAACTGAATAGCGAATAGCATCATATCTATTCCAATATGCTTCAACTGATGGGATATAAGGGTTGTAGAAATAGACGACAAAAGGGGCTGTTTCTGTACCATAACCAATCACTGGAAAGAAGTTCATTGTTTTCCCAGCAATATTTGCCAAAGTTGTATCAGCTTTTAAAAATGTATTTACATCATAGACACTAATTGGCATAAATTACCTCAGGATATCCTTTGTAGGAGCTTTAATATTACCACCAGATGTAAAGCCCTGACCTGAAAAGGATCTTTTAATTTCAGCTTTGATAACCTTTGCAGCCGCTTCCTTTATCTTGTCTCTCTTAGATGCAATTGCTACCTGTCTAACTTCTTTATAAAATCTTGCATATCCCTGAGCAACAGAAGCTTGTCTAGTCTTCATGAGACCATCGCCAGCAGAGATCGTTCCCCCGCCCTTCCTGCCAGTCAACAAAATTGCTGATGCAATCTGGATGTTTCTACCATTCTTTCCAGTTTGTGATTTTGGATATGGTTTAATTTTTAATTTAATACCACCAGCACCAAATGGTATTAGTTCATATTGAAGGTACTTAGCAGCCTTTGCGATTGGAGAAACAGCATCTTTTAACTTCATTTTAGCCATCATCATAGCTTCTGCTTGAGCGTACTGAATTCTGTTTGGCAATGTATCATAATAAATCTGTGCAGCAATCAATTGCGTCATTGAACGACTATCCACCTGAACATTAAGCATTTTCTACCACCTTACGACATGTAAGAAGTATTTGACGCACCTTCCCGTTAAGACCAGTTTGTTTATGTATATTTACAATCTCAACTGGTCCAGCCTCAATGATATTCCCAAATCTATCTATAACATTTTGAATTCTGTTATTGTAAATAGCATAAGCCTGATCTTTATGAGAAATATAAAATTCAATTTCATCAATGTTATCTATGTACGGATAAGTCCTTCTCTCTGACGACATTGATTGAAAGAAAGCCTTTATTGTTCCAGCCTTAGTGTATGTCATTGTTTTCTGACCAGCATCATTCACAGAAGTGGTGCGTGTATAAACATCAATGCTATGCGGAAGTGGTAGAAATGTTCCTTGTGACATGATTATACAATATAGTCCATAACGAAAAGTGTATAATCCATCAACAGGACATCTGCATCAATATTGCCAGTTGACTCGTAGAACGAAGAATCTCTTCTCATTTCGTACTCAATAGTATCCATATCCACTCTTGCTATACCATGCCTTCTAAACTCAGAATCATCATTCATCATGTCAACCAACAAAAGATCTGCTGCTTGCTCAATATTGTTCGGAACAAACTGCCATCCAAAATCACCCTCAATCCGATACACACTTTGAGGATTAAACTTATTAACAATTAAAAGAACATTTACGCTATCAAGAACTGATTTCCTGAACTGAACATAATATGAGCTACCAAAACTATGAGGTTCTTTTATTTTTTCTATATGATTCATTGTTGCATCTGAGTAATCATGAAGAACTATCTCATCATTGGTTCCTGGATCGGCTGTGACCTTTCTCAGAGTAGTTATTGGATTTGGAAGATGGATTGATTTCTTTCCAGAACCCATAACCTCAAGTTGTTTATTTGGATAGTACTCAAAAGACTGTCCACAGAAAGTGTTGATAATATTTCGCACCTTCTTTTCCATCTTCTCAAACTTGTCATACCAATCAGTTTCAAGCTCTGGGTGATCTTCAAAGAAGGTGTCAATGTCAATGTACGGCGTATAGACATTAAAGTATTGTGACTGTGTATATGATGTTGAACTTATCGTATATGTAAAATCAGCACGATATCTTCCCGCAGCATTTAGTATATAGATACCAGAAGCCGCTTGACCGTAAGTGATAGTGTAAACACCAGCACTTGATCTTGTTGCGTTTGTTGGACCAGAAACAAGTGAGCCAAACTCATGATACAAACTAACTGACACCACATTAGATGTAGGGTCGCTTGGAAGCGTTAGAGTTAGCGTTTTACTTGTTTCAATCTTTACATCATCCATAGTTCAATTATAACAGAATAAGGGTTTTATACCCTAGAATGTTGACATTGCTACATCAACAGCTAAATCAGAAATATCAACTTTAAACAGACCTTTTATGTCAAAAGAAATAATTGCATTACTTGAGTCTTTGAAAAATAAAATACCGTCAGCATAATTAATAGCTAATTCACCATATTCTAAAGATGTTGGGGCAGCATTGGCTGTACCAGAATTTTTAATTTTTATTACATTAGCCATTAGCCCCTCTTAATTAGAATGTACCACCATCAATTGTAGCAGTGTTAGCGGCAAGTGCTGCGAGCTGAGCGCTGTAGGCTTGAACATTTGAACCAATTGCAAGACCTAATGCAGTTCTTGCATCAGAAGCATTTGCAGAGCCAGTACCACCGTAAGCAATTGCTACAGCAGTTCCTTGCCATACACCAGTCCCGATAGTTCCTACGGTTGTAAGACTTGAGGTAACAACACTTGAAGCCAAAGTTGTATTTGAAAGTACTGCTGAGCCCCCGATGTAGAATGACTTACCAGTAAGAATATTGAAGTGCTCAGAAGATGTCCAAGCATCGGTAGCATCTACCCAGTTCAATGTCTTATCTGTTGCACCAAGAATTGTGATACCAGCGCCATCGGCAGTTGTATCTGTTGGTGTTGCAACATTGGCAAGAACAATATTCTTATCCTCAACAACGAGTGTTGCTGTGTTAAGAGTTGTTGTATTACCATTAACAATCAAATCTCCAGAAACTGTGAGGTTATTACTGATCGTAACATTAGCTGGAAGGCTAAGTGTTACTGCACCAACACCAGAGTTTGATACTGCAATTTCATTAGCGGTTCCTGTCAAACCCGTTACAAGGTTTGTTGCTCTATCACTAACTTGTGAAGCAGTGATTGAAATTGATGTAGATGCAGCATTGGTCAAACGACCCTGAGCATCAACTGTGAATGAGCCAACAGCAGATGCGTTACCATATGTAGCAGCTGTAACGGCGGTATTGTCAAGGTTAATGGTAATTGTATCGGTTGCCCCAGCAGTTGCTGTAAGACCTGTACCACCTGAAATTGTCAGGGTGTCACCAGATGTAATTGTCTGACTCGTACCACCATCGCCAGCAAGGGTGAATGTTGTTGTAGCATTAGATACGGCACTATCAACATAAAGCTTAGTAGCTGCGTGACCGTTTGCAGTTGGAGTTGCGACAATCGTTGCACCGCTAAATGTTTTGTTACCAGTGATTGTTTGCTCACTAGACAGGGTGATAAAAGCACCAAGACCAGCGATTGCTTCAACAGTGGTTGCAGATCCACCTGCACCACCAGTTCCTTTACCGTAGTAAAGAATATTATCTACTTCGTTAAATGCTAATTCTGCATTTTCCAAACTTGCAGGTGCGCCAGCATTGCCAGTCGCCCTTCTTTTGATTCTCAGCGTATTCGCCATTAGTAATTTCCTCCATCCATTAATAAATTCGCTGCACTATGAACATGATCTGCCCTAGCCGCTAAATTGCTTACTCCAACACTTGCAGCTCTAGTGACATCGGCTGGATCTGATGTAGCAAAAGAAAGTGATGCTAAATTAATTGTTCCAGAAGAT